TTTTAAATATGCAGATGAATCTAGTCGAGAAAAGCCTAATTGGAAAGGTCCAGTTCTCCGCTTCGTCTCAGTTATTAATTCATCTAATACAGTGTTTAACATACTTGCATCAAAATTTGACTCTGCATCTACAACAGGTATGTCTTCGTCATTTATTTGATTTGCATCAGTTCCAAAATCAATATGGGCATCTTTTACTTGATTATTGGACAGCATTACAAAAGCTCCATACCATACATCAGTTAGACCTCCAATAAGAATAGAATCAAGAGTTACTTTAGTTCCTACTGGAGAAAGAAGATCAACCTGAGAGACTGGAGCAATAACATAATATCCAGACATTTGAACTTTTATTAATCTTCCCACAACATATCGACTTGTAAGATCAATTCCATCAATTTCAAAGGAATTATTACCCCCAGAATATACAGCTGTTTCTGTTTCTAAAGTGAAATCAATGCATGTAGCAAGTTGAAAATCAAGCTTTCTTAATGCACTCGTAATAAAGTATGGAACATCCCAATCACCAAAATTTATTTCCTCAAATTTATATGTAGGTGTAAAGTCTTTATGAATTACATAAGGCTGTGCCTCTTCGGTTGCTCCTTGATATGCAGGAGAAAGTAAAATCTGTGTGGCACTATCAACACTTGCAACTGTGTAACCAACCATACTTCCTTCTAATTTGAATAGATTTCCCACAACAACATTCGCAGAAAAATCTGTGCCTGAACCCGTAACAGTTGTGCTATCCTTAGTTACACTTACTGTTCCTGTTGTATATTGACTCATTTTGGAATCTCCTTATAATTTCAATCGTTGAAAATATAAATATTAGTGAACTTCTTGAAATCTAATTTCTGTCTGATAATATCCATCAAAAGTAAAATTTCTTGTAAAAGGTTGAGCAAATCTAACCTTGTATGCTCTATGAATCTTAGTTCCTACCTTATTATAAGCATGAGAAAGTCCAATAATCTCAAGACTCGTAGGAGGAGAATCTTGAAAGGAAATAATCGAGCTGACATCAAAATTTGTAGCATCTTGAATACAAAAAAGATTATTTCTTTTATTAACATCTTCGGAGAATCTTGAAGCATCAACTGTTAGAACAGTATCTCCAGTTGTGTAAGAATAAGCTAGAGTGGTTTCATCTGCAAAAGTTGGAAGATAAAAAGCTTCGTATGTTCCACCTCTTGCTTCGTAGAAATCAAGAATTGCATCATCTATGTATGATCCAGCAGTCTTTCTATGAAACATCCATGTAAAAGTTCTTAGAGATCTCTCTACTTTCTTTCTTCGTTGTTCATAGTCTGCTTCGAACTTAGAAATCAAAACATTAAACTCTGTTTCATCTCTAAAACTAATTTTCCAGGGTTTCCATTTAAAAATCTCTGTCATCTTTTACCTCCAAAAGCCCTTTTTACAATTCCTCTTCTATTTGCATCATCTAGAATAGGATTAAAGATAAGATTCTTATTTTGACTAATTCCTCTTGCAACAACTTGCTGAGTATCTATTGTATTTACAATGGTTACTTCAAAAGGTTGATCATTTCCACCAGACCCACTCAGTGAAGAAATTCCTTTTGTTGAATTAAAACCTCTTGGAACGGTAGGTGTAATATTCCAATCAGTTCCAATAGAACTCATTCCTTTTGGAACAGCTCTAACCATTTGTGGATTAAAAGTCATTCCAGAACCTATGTTATCTAAGTTTGCTGTCTGTCCTGAAGATAATCCAGCAGTAGCAGTGGATGCTCCAGGAATTAAACCCCCAGCAAAATTCATCAAGAAAGTTTTTGCAAGAGTCATTGTCATATCTGCCATAGAATTGGTTATTGCTCTAGCAATCGATTGTAGAAAAGCCGTCAATAACTTTTTGAAGTTTTCAAGAAAGTTTCCTCCTTCAATCGTCATATCATAGTAGAAGTCACTGAATCCTGTGTGCAATGTAGTTAAAACATTTTTTATTCCTTCATGAGCTCTCTCTGCAACTGTCGGAATGTATTCGTAGAACTCTTGAGCTGCAAGTTTTGCTCCAAGCCAAAAATCATTAGATATTTGTAAGGATTCTATATTTGCTTTAAGTGTATTCCTTATAACTGTAATTTCTTGAAGAGCCATCTTAGATGCAATTCCAGGAAGGTCTAGCATTGCTCTCTTTGCTTCTCTAAATTCTTTTGCCAACACAGCAGCTTCCTTTGCTCCTTCTCTGCTGCTCTTTGCTAATACATCTAGAAAGACTAAGAGAGAATCTATATTTGCAATATTTTCTAAGACATTTCCAAGTTTCTCTTCAGTTAGCATAAGATCAGCCCCAGCAGCATTTGCTTGTTCGTATCCAACAGTGTCTGACCGAGTCTTCTTAAGAAGTTTTTCTGCTTCTGTTAGACGTTTGGTATCAATGATAACCTGATCAGTTAAACGAGTAATCCTTAAAAGACCTTCTCCTGTTTTACCAAAAGCACGTCTTAGTCTTCCTAAGACTTTGTCCAAATTGTCATAAGCCTTACCTGTTGCTTCAACAGCCTTTGTTACATACTTGTTATACTCAGTAGCTGTTGCCATACTTTTTATCACCTTATCGCTTAAGAATAGATATTTTCCTTTTGCTTTTCCAAGATTTAGAACAGCATCAATTTCTTCTTTATTTATATCAGCTCCCTCTGCTATCTTTCTGATGTAGTTATCATAGACTTCAGATTGTCTCTGCAAGAGTTTTATCTTTTCTTCTGCACGTTTTTTCTCTTTTATAGCACGTTCTAAGTCTGCTCCCTCCTCCATTAACTTATTCAGAGCTTTTCTTTTTTCATTTACATCGTTTACATACTTTCTAAGAGCTTCTTCACCACCCTCACCAAAGCCAGCAACTTTTTTATCAAACTTCTCTATAATAACCATCACTTTGGAAAGATATTTATTCCATGAATCTTCAAATGAAATAAGACCTTCCTCAGTTTTTCCTGCAGCTTGTAGCATCGTATTTGACAAGTATTTTCCAGTATCCCATTCAACCCATTCTTTTAGATGTGCTTTTTTTCCTGTCCTTTTCTCATACTCCTCTGCCTTCTTGCGTGCACTCTCTGATAGCATAGACATAACCTCTCCATACGTATATAATATGGCTTGTCCAGCTAACTTCAATCCACCACCACTTTTTTTCGCAATAGTTTCAATAATCGTCTTTATAGTAAGTGCCCATATTGCAACACCTCGTAAAGCCTCCTTCAAACCTGATCCCTCTTTAACAAGATCAGTCATAAAATCTACTGCATTTGAAAGAGCTAGTTCAACTAATGTCATTAAGTAATACCAAGACTGAGCAACATTCACAACTCCTGTTAACTTTCCGTCACTACCTTTCATACCCTCATTAATTTTAGCCAACTGTATAACTAACCCAGCATAAGCATCTTTTCCCCCCAACCTCTTTGCAGCTTTCCAGTATGTGTCGAGCTGAGATGTTTGAGTCACAAGAAGTCCATAAATTAAATCTTGTGCACCTGCCATACCTTTGAAGTCATTTCCAAGAGCTTTCAACATTGGATGGCTCTTTCCGAGTTCAACATTAGCTTCTCTTAGTGTTTTAAGATACTTCTTTACTTCTGGATGTATTGCTTGTAAAACGTAAATGACTTCTCGACCTCTACCTACTGCACCATCAAATAAAGATATTGTTTCTTGTATAAACTGATAAAGAGGAACACTCTTTCCGCCTTGACCTTTCTGAGCCACAGATTTAATTGTTTCAGCTATTCTAGCAAGATTATACAAGTCCTCCTCAGTGTGACCAACAACACCTCTCTTTGCAAATGTAGCCCATACCGTTCTCAACTCTTCACCAGAAACCATTGCTGATGCTGCAACGATATCCATCTGAATAGCCAATCTTGTAAGTGGAGTAATTAGAGATTCAACACCCTTTTTTGCGTTTTTTGCAGTTTCTCCAGATAAATTTATAATAGAAGCAGCAGCTTCGATGATACTCTTATTAAACTCATCAATTTCTTCGTATGTGCCTTTTAGTTGTAAGGCGAGGGCTCGTAATCCATTTTCAAGTAAATTCATAGCACGATATGCTATGGTAAAACCTATCGCAACACGACCAAAGCTATTCCACCAATTCTTAGCACGTCTTGCTCCAGTCTTTGAAGTATCATTTAATTTTTTTCCTGCCTGATTTAGTTTAGTAGCACCTGCAGCAGACTTCTTATACTGTCTTGATCCTTTAACAAGTTCTTTATGTAGTCGTTCTTTCTTCTTGCGAAGATTCTCGGTTGCTTTTGCAGCCTGCCTTTCTTTCTGTGCCATTATACCAGCTGCAGTGCCATTAGATTCAATAGCTGTTTGAAGTCTCACAAGAGAATTGTTCGTAACCATTCCAATTCTAACCAGTCTCTTAAGAAGACTACTTAGTTTATCCATCCCCTTTTCAAACTGAACTGTTTCAAGATGAGATTTTACTTCTAATCTACTCATTTAAGTTTTCTAACCTTTCCAAGTCCTCTAGTTACTTTTAGCTTTGCCCAAGACTCTTCCACGTTCTTCTTCGTAAAACTTATAAGCCTACCCTTTAAATCTCTAACAATAGAGTCAAGAGAATGTTTTTTCATGTTAGGTGAAACACTTGCTTGAATCCGCATTAATTGCTCTTCTGCTATAAAAGAAGAAGATGCTGATAAATACATTTCAGCTTGAGGAAGCGTGAGTTCTAGAATTTCTTTATGATTAAATCCAAAAGACCACGCAAGCCTTGTAAAGACATGACTCCAGCCTAAAGCTTTGTCTTCTCCTTTTCCTTCTCCACTTCCGCTTCCCCTTCGAAGAAAAAATCGTATGCATCCCTAATCATTTTATTTGCAGCTTTTATACCGATGCTCTGAACTTCATCTTTTGAACATCCAAGAAGAACTTGGAGCTGTTCTGTAACAGTATTAAAGACATCTGTATCTTGGTTCTTAGGAATTTCGGCAAGACTCAGAACATCCTTTATAGTTAAATCTTGAACTACGTATTTCTTGCCTTTATACTTAAATGTTAACTTCTTATTACCAATCAATTCATCTAAATCTATTTCTGCCATTTTATCCCCCTCAAAAGATTAATGTAAATGTTATAGTAAATATACAGCCTGATCACCTATGTAATACAGAACCATAACAGGATCAGATGGTGCAGGAGTTAGTGTTGATTCATCCAAAGGCATTGCAACAAACGTTGTGCTGACAATTCTTTGAGCATCCTTAGAAAATGAAAATTCAATATCTCCAGTTGGTGCTGAAATAGGAAAACAAACTTTATCCAACGAACTTGTAGATACAATACCAGCATCGTATCTTGTAAGCAACAAACTCTCTCCAATACTAGATAATAGTGTTCCAACATTACTTGCTCCTTTTATAAGCCAAGTTGTAGGCGGAGAATCTGCTAGAATAACCTGCTTTAAAGCAAGTGCCAGTGTGTCAAATGTAATTGAAGCCAACGGAACAACAATAGTTGCTCCCTGACCAGTTATAACCTGATCTTCTGGTGCTGTTCCCCATTGGTCAGATAGAAGATCAGCAAGTTGCTCAGTAAAAGATACAACAACACCACCCTCTGTTCTACCAATGTCTGCTTCAGCTTGAAAAGTTCCATACTTAACCTCACATGGACCAAGCATCAAATCAGTTAATCCACTTTCAGTCATTGCAGTCATAATTATTTCCTCCTATTATTTATACACAAATATGTTATAAATCGTTGAAAACATCCACCTTCCATCCTCACCTTTAGTTAAAACTTGAGGAAGTAAATCCACATTAATACGAACCACAGTCCACTCTGATAAAGTCATATTCATTCCTTCGAGAAGATCAACAAACGCTTGTTGCATATTCCATCCATCTTCCCACTCATCTGAAAAAGAGTAAATTTGGGTAGGAAGAGTCATCAAACCACTCTCATTCTTATTTCCACCTGGAATAGGCACAATAGCTGCACACGGAGATGGAGCATCTGTTTGAACATAGCCCAAAAACAGATCTGTTCCTATAACATAGGAACTATTTGCTTCTATCCAATCTGCAAACTCTCTTAAAAATACTGTCATTAGATTATTCCTTTTCCAAAACCTTTATCAATCCTTCTTTGCACTATTGCTACATACTTACCCCAATTATTTCGTATCTTTGGATAAAGAAAATGTCCACCTGATCCAGGATACTTATATTTGCGACCAAAAAGGTTCGCATGAACAAGATTAGCATAAGGAGTATTAAAATGAAGAACTATTGCCATCCTACCTGCCTGAATACGACCACCACCTGATCTAAGTGGTGTTCCGTTAGCCATTCCTTCTTCGTTTTCAGTTGTTGCAACTAAGTAGTGCTGAACAAAGGCTGATCCAGACTTCCTTAATCTTCCAGTTTTCCAAGGACATTTTGGAAACTCATGAACTGCATCCTTCAACATCTGTCTCGCAGCAACTTTAGAACCTTGAAATGTCAATGACCTAAACTCCGCTTTAGAACGCTTCAGATGATTCTCAACTTCTTTAGTATTAATAGACAGACTCCTCTTTAACGTGCTAACCAGTAATTTTCCCATAAATTACTCCAACAAAATTTCTTTATGAGTTGAGTATGTATAGACTTTTACTATTTTATATTGATTGCTATCATACTCAAATACATCATTTAAATTAATAGTAACACTTGGCTTCAGAAAAGCCCGTGCATTTGGAGTTGCTACATCATGAACTCTTGCTACATCCTGCACAAGTTTATTATATTGCTCAAAAAAGCACTTTTCGTTTATGGCAGTTCCTAGTGTTACATCTCCCCACTTGTCCTTAGACTTAGGATATATCTTACAAGTCTGGGTTAGATGCTGATGGATTGTCATGTTGTCCCTTCCAAAATGAACGATCAGTAGCAGGTGTTATACGATATCCTACTCCTGTTGCATTACTAAATTCCCGAATTTTTCGTTCCCAAAACTCTCTTGCAGGTTTCTCAGTAAAAGATCCCATCTTAACGTCTGGCTTACTGTAATACTTCATCAATATAGCTTCACAGGCAAGTGCCGCAGCTGACATAACTACGTCGGATGCTCTTGATAAGCAGTAATCAATTTCAGCATCATTAAGCAATTCGTCGTCGAAGGTATCTCCTATGAGAAACCTGACGTTATCGTTATTGTTTGTAGACGGATCACCAGAATAAGGCATCGGTTACCTCCTACATTTTATAAGTATGCATCATCAAAGAATAATCCGCAATCAACAGAAACGAGTTTGATATCCTCGTAGATTGATCCTTCAACTCTGTCACCCTTAACTTTATCCAAACGGAATCTCCTTATTGTAGATTGCAGTTGTGGACCATCTACTCCACCAAACTGTGCTCGATTCCATCTAAATGTATATCCACCAGAAGGTCGTCTTCTGGCTGGTCGAGGTGCTGAATAAACTAACAAAGCATCATTTTCATTAAGAATATGAGACATAGTATCAGTAGTAGCTCTCTCTTCACTTGTTGCTTTAATTGCTTTTGCAACCAAATAATTATCAACCTCAAATACTGCAGCAAGCAGTTCGTCAGTAATTATACCTCTCTGGGTATATTTGAATCGGTCAATTACATTTGCATGATTCTTAAGAATTCCATGAACTCTCTCAGATACAACTAAAGTATTCGCATTAAGACCAGTAAGAGCTTTAATTTCCAATTTGCCAGTTTCAATATCTTGAATTGGTGTTGATCCTTCATAATTCCACGCTAGAAATTCGTCTGATCCAGGAGCAACAGTCTTTCCCTGATACTCACTTGTCCAAATACCTGTTCCAAAGTAAGTTGTAGCCCATCTCACCTCTCTGCTTAATCTGAGTTTCTCGACGCAAAACTCAGTTGCTTCAAGTTCCAATTCAAAAACTTCATCTGCATTAATTTTGTCTTCATCTGCGATATCTTTATGAAACGAATACTCATCGCAGAAAAAGTTTCCTGGAGTTTCCATATCATATCCACCGCCCATGCTCTCGGTTAAGATAGCACGCTTTGCAGCTTCATCCCTAAACCATCCAGTTTTTTCATAGATGGCGTATTTATTTGACTGCTTCGGTGATAATACGACAGGAAATACACGATCTGCAATATAAGCAGAAGGAGCATTAAGAAAACTAATACTCAAATCTGATAAAAGCCGATCAATATGGAGATCACTTCGTGTTGGTTGTGGCATAGTATTTCCTCCTTATAAATTAATTAACAATGTTTACGATGTTTCTATCAAGCCTGGTTTTATTACCATTGTAATAAGCTCGTCTTCAGCACCACCCTCAAGAACTACTCCAAGATACGATTCAGCAACATCAGGTATCTTTGCTTTTCCCGATGTGGCTTCATTTCCAACTTTGTCACCATGAACCAAAGTTTCTCCTGCAATAGCTTTTGTAATTCCTGATGTTCTTATTTGACCTGCTTTGTATTGATCTGGTCTATCTTGAAGAACTCCAATACAATTTGGGTCGCATTCGGTTGCAGATAAATAAACAGAGTTTTCGTTTGTAGCAGATACACAAACCAGAAGAAATTGACTTGTAATAGCTGTCATATCTGCATCTACTTTCATTGGTATATCTAAGCCTTTAAGTTCTAAAGCCATAACTAAAAACCTCCTTTCAAACAATTATTATTGATTACGTTTCTAACAAGCCTGGCTGAATAAAAACTGTAACAAGCTCATTAATAAGCCCACCAGACAAGCAAATTCCAATATAAGATTCACTTGCAATAGGCTTCTTTGCAAGACCTGTATCATCAGCATTACCAACCTTATTACCTTTAATAAGAGTTTCTCCTGCAATCATCTTGGTTAAGCCAGATATTCTAACCTGACCAGCTCGACCAGCAGCCCCAGGTCTATCTTGGAGGACTCCGATGCAGTTCGAATCACACTCAGTAGTTGACAAATACACTGAGTTTTCATTCGTTGCAGATACACACACAGCAACAAACTGTTGAATATCTGCATCCACTCTTAAAGGAACATCTAGACCTTTTAATTCTAAAGCCATAATAAACCTCCTTTCAAGAGTTGATTATTCTTTACTTTGTCGATCTGTAAGATACTCACTATACTTCTCAGGAAATGTCTTCCTAACTGCTTTCCAGGCATTTTCACGAGCCTTCCCAATATCAATATCGTCACTCTTCTGCACTATTTTGTTTACTTCCTTTTGCAGAAAATCATATGCACCACTATCACCAGCTCCTGCCCCAGCTCCAGCACTTCCAAATTCATCAAACAACCCAAGAGAATCGATTTTATCTTTTGCTGCTTGCATTTGCTTTCTGTAAATCTCAGCACCTTTTGGATCAGTTTTATCTAACAGCATAAGGGTCTTTGCAACTGATTTAATATCCTCACCAACTGCACCAAGATCAACAGCATCTTTTTCAAGACCAAGTAACTGACGAGAAGTTTTTTCATCAGAGAGTTCTTTTGTAGTTACTTTAAGTTCTTTTTGAGTATCCTTTAGAGTTTTTTCCATTACAGTGAAGTTATCCTTTAAGGTTTTGATTTCTTCATTATCAGTCTTATTCATATCCTTCTTCACCTCCTCACGAAGTTTGGCAGTTAACTTAGTAGTTATTTCTTTCTCCATTTTCGTTCTTTCTTTTTCCAAATCAATAGGCTCGTTTGTCCAAGCCTTCCAAGTATCAGACGAATCAGACATAAGGCTAAAGCAGGCTTTTGGAACATCTTTACAACTTTGAAGAAGCTTCAAGCCATCTAAAAATATTGGCTGATATTCTTTAGCCATATCTTTAATAACTTTCTTCATTTCTTTTTCACTGGAAAGCTTTAATTCCTTGTCTTGCAAAATCTCAACTGACTTACTCATAATTTCCTCCTTTACCATATAAAAAGTTTTTTGAATTATGGGATTCTTTGCTAAAGAAATCTCCTTCACAAATGGCTTGATCCTTTTTGGTCCAGCCATAATACTACCTCCTTATATAAATTGTTTTGTTCCTCCAATAGAGAAACCAATAATTCTACCTTCTTCAACATCTTTCCAAGCATCTTCATCATGAACCTTCATAGCAACTACCCAACTTCCTTGAGCAACATCATTTCCATTCATTTGAAAAGCAACAGGAGCAATAAAAGACTCCACAACATCTGCATTAACATAATCTCCATGTCTGTATTTTGTTTCACGATGCTTTGCAAGATATTCGTGTGCTGCTTCTTCAATATCATCTTTACCTACCCATTCATTTTCTAAATCAACAATATAGGGTTCTAATGCAACAGAATACACAATTTGTCTTGAGGCATCTTTTCTTAGAACTCTTCCATACATTCCCTTATCTTTTACTTCAATTCCCTCCTTTTTCATGTAAGCATTATAAATCCCGTTACATCTTCCAACTGCAACATTAAGGTCAAGGTTCTCCTTATCTTTAACATATGCTATACATCTTGGAACAAAACTTGTTCTACTTTCCCCAGATTTTACTTCTGGCATTTTATCCTCCTTAAATATATCTCTTCCATCTATTTGACCACTGCGAAATTTGATCTACAGACCACGCACCTTTCCATACACCTACAAATGATAATATTCCACTAAAAAATTTTGGATTTGAATAAAGTCCAATTATAAAATCTGATGCACTAGCTTCTGCTGTTACATGGTTATTTCCTACCTCTGTTATATCTCTACCATCAAGATAAAACCTCACTTGATTGGTTGTTCCATCCACATAAGTATGAGTCGCAACAAGCAAAAGATTTCTTCCGAAATATCCACTAATATCAATAGAATTTGAAAATACGTTACCTCCATTTTTAAATGTGTAGAAAAAAACTTTGTCTGTTGTTTCATCTACAAACAAAGCCCAACCACCAGAACTTAATGTCCCTTTTCTTATAATGTATCCATCATTCACTGTCTCCAGAATGTTTAAAACAAACGCTGTTGTCCAACTATCTGCTGTAAATGCAAGACTTGCTGAAGCAGCACCAGCTCTTACCATCTTTGAACTTGTGCCGTTAAAAGAAGGACTTCGACCAATAGTTCCATCTACAAAACTAATATCTGTTGGAGTAACATGATTTCCTTCCTTACTCAAATCTGGAAAACGTCCCAAATCATTTAATCCAGCAAACAAAGGAAGAAACAGAACACAGTTGTGGAAGTCAAACAACAACTCTGGTGGACACGGAACTGGTAGTGGTCTAGCAAAATTACTACTCTTCATATTTTATCTCCCATCCTACGTTTATATCTGAAATATCTCCATCTGCAGTAGCTTCATTATTCTTTATTGTTGCAATTCTAATTCTACTTAATCCACGAACATCAATAAGATAATTCTTAACAACAGCATTATCTGCATTTTGAGGAACGTTTAAAACTACATGAGTTCCCCACACTTCATTAACCTCTCCTTCAAAGGTAAAAATTGTATTATCTAAACAGTCTGCAGTAACTCCTGTAAATTTTGGCTGGACTATAAGAAAGTCCTCTTTTTGAACGTTAACAATTCCTTCCTCTGGAGATGCGTCATTTGTAAAAGTTTCTCCATCTCCCAAAGGAGGTGTTATATGTTGATCAGGAGTAAAAAAGTTTCCTTTTGGTGTTGACATTAAACCATGCATTTATTCACCTCCGTTTCAAAAGTTTGTAATTTCAACCGTTGAAATTATAAAAATACTATGGAAGAACTACAAGTGTCTCCCAAGCTGAACCATTATATATAACGATAGTATTTTTCCCAGCAGCTAGAGTTATTCCAGCAAAATCAAAGTCTTCCCCTCCAATATTCAGAACAAAACATATGTATCCATCAGGAAAAGTTCCACTTGCAGCTAGAACTGGAGCAGGACTACCACCAGGATCAACAATATAAACATCAGCCTCATATGGAACAAATGTAACTGTTCCAGTCGCAGTTAAATCCACACTCTTTATTTTCAAATTTGAGTTCATAGAATTTGTGCATAGATCTGCTTTTATGTTCTTTGGAGTTTGTGATGTTAATCTATCTCTTGCGGTTGCCATAATTATTTCCTCCTATATAAAATTATTTACGTTTTTCGCTAAACTCAGATAGTCTTCCGTATCTTCTGAGCACGTTCTTAAGATCATCGTCAACAATAAGCAGCTCGTGACTTGCAAGTTGTCCAATATAAGATCCCAAATCTTTTAATGAATGAACCCCAATTGGAGAGTGAGCAATATATGGAAATGGTCTATTACCAGTTCCTCCATTCAAACTAAAAAGCAAAGGAACACCATATCGATTAAAAATAGAAGCAATTCCATCAGCCCATCCCTCAAGAGAAAGATAGAACATATTAGTTTGTTCTTTTGCAAGAGCAAAACTCCCAGTTCTTTCCATTCCTAACATAACAAACTGAGCTAATACAGTAACAGCCATCTCTTTATTATACCTATTTATAATCTCTGTTGTATCAAACTGTCGAGTGCCTGCAGAAGACAACAATTCAACTGTCCAACCAAAAGGCAAAAACAAACCTTCTTGCTCATCCCTACGAACAGCTGTTATCATTTCCTTTGCCCAAGTAACTTGCTCTTGAACTGCCTCATCCGTGCTATCTATTTTAAAACCTTCTGGAGCAGTAATCATTGGAAGACCCGCTAAGTCTCTTTCAATTCCTATTGCTTCAAACTCTTCTAAATTCTTTTTAATAAACCAAGATCGATAAGAACTACGAAGAATACTTCTTCCTTCTGGATTGTCTCCATGAACAGCAGGTCTAAATAAAAGACTCTTCTTTAAAGGAATATAATGTAAACCATATTCTGGAGCAGGTCTTTGCCACATTCCTTTTATTCCACCATTAGAATCAATATTCCATCTTTCTAAAGAGTTTTGGATTCTTGGAGCAAGTTTCTTCCATCCAATTCTCCCATCTTTTCTCTTTTTAAACACTTGCTCAAAGTATGACCAACCATATATCATCATAGATAACACTTCAGAAATAAACATCATCCAAGAAGTTGACATATCGTTCATACAATCTGTTAAAAACTCTGCATCCTTTTTGCATTTTTCGTCTTTGTCATCTCCTGGCTTTGCTATCCATTTTGCCTCTTTTAAAATCTGTGTAATTGCATGTAACACAGAACCTATAATAGGATCATTCTCAGCCATCTGACGAAAGATTCTTCTACCAGATGAACCCTGAAGAATAACCATGAACTCCTCAGTAATATGCCCAACACTATGTCTTAATCCTGACTTTCCAAGTTCCCCTGTAAGCGTTCTTAACCTTGATGGCATCTAAAAACCTCCCTCACTAAACCTTCTAGAGCCAGAATTGATTTGTTTCTTCCATGCATATGCCCTTTTCAAATTCTGGTTAGCTTGTGCAAAAGCTTTACTAAAAGGAATCACATTAATATAGTTTGCATCATCTTTTACAAGACTAGAATCTAAAAAGCAATACATAAGAGCATCAGCATGGTCAGGAGATCGTGTTGCTCTATTCATCATATCTTCTTTAGACTCTATTTGAATCTTTCCTGTTCTTGTTTTATCTTTTAATCTTATATCACCCAACTCGGCAATTAGTCTACTAGGCAACTTAATAGAATGACTCATCTTAGGAAGTCGCATTCTCAAATCCCAGTATCCTTTTGCTCTAAGATTAAGATACATGTCTTTATCTTCTTTAGCTGAGGCACCGCCAATTACAGGAAGAATCTTATTTCCATAAATGTCTCTCAAATTATCAAACACACCTGCACCAATACCAACAGGATCAATTTTTACAAAGTCTGGATCGTGGTCATTCATCAAATTAATAACCCACTGACACAAAACATGTGTATCAGTTATTCCACCAAACTTCTGACATTCTGACCAATCTATAATATCATTTCCAAATCTAACATAAGCAATACTCAAAGCTTTAGCTCTTCCAATATCAACACCAATCTCAATTAATCCATCACCAGCTCTCTTCGAGTTATTAAGCATTGCATCAACAAAGTCTGGAGGAATAAGAAGATTACTATCGAGGCTTGGAAAGTTCCCCAACACCTTAATCTGATAAACTGGATGATCTTCTCCATACTTAGTTTTCATCATAGTCGTGTAACGATCAGATACTCTTGGACTATCTAAACAAGATACATGCTTTAATGCATACATACCTTTTAAATCCCTAGAGTTAAACACATCATAAAAGAAACCACTATTCCTTGTCGGATTACCTGTCATTAACACATAAGAACCTTCAGCAGTTAATGCACCCTCAACAGCTGGAAAGATAGCATCTGGTATTCCAGAAGCCTCATCTAGAATAAAAAGAAGATTTTCCTCAGCATGAAAACCCTGCAGACCTTCAGCAACATCACCACCTGGAGATACTTGGGCAGTCCTGGCTACAGCATACCACATAGGCTCATATCCCCTAACAGCAATCTTTGTCTGAGTCCACAAGAAGATTTTTTTCAACAGGTCACTTCTATTAAGCCATCTAAAATGTTCTCCCCACAATGCATCAAACAGCTGATGCTGAGATGGTGCAGTAGAAGGAACTTTCGATCTAGGTTTAGTATTTAAAAACCAATATGTGCAAAAACTCAAGAAGGCAGTCTTGCCAACTCCTGATCCACTCCTGATCGCAACAAAGCGATCACGTTGCAAAGTCATCATAGCATCTCTTTGCCACGGATCTAGAGTTGCTCCAATAACTTCCTCAACATATGCTGGTGGGTTTTGTTCCCAATGTCTTAAAGCAGTTTCTGAAAGTTCCATCATTAGAAATAAACTCTCTTTCCATTAGACTTTTTGTTTCTTAGTCTAACTGCTTGACGCTTTTTTAACTCTTGGATAATGTGAAATTCTTTATGACATAACTCACATAGAACTTGTAAGTCTTTATTAGTTTCGCATCCAAGATTCTTATAAGTAATATGATGAATCTGTAAACTTATTCTACTACCACATTTCTCACACTTTCTTTGACTCTTTAACTTAACACGTCTTATCTCTGTCCATTTATCTGAACCCAAATACCCCCTATAATCCATATACATCCTGAGAAGAGGGGAGGTGGGTAAGAAAAAACGAATGTAGGGGAATGCCCTTTCCAGACAGGCAACCGCATCGGGAAGAATAATGGGGAGTGGCACAGTGGCTTCCCCAATAAACAATGGGGGGAGGGAGAGGGACGGTAGGATGGGAGTAAGTTCCAGTATGCATTAATTCTTTTCTTGTCATATTTTTATACTCCAGCAGAGACGGATATTGGGAGGGCATCCGTATCCGCCTCGTCGGAATTGACCTTGGGATTCTTAGAATCCGTGGGATGGTTTTCTATATCTATTATGTCCTCTGCGACTTTCTCGGGGTGATTTTTGCGGTAGGCAGCTTCAATTAGTTGCCCAATGTCACCTACTGCATGGATGTGCTTTTGAGGAGCAGTTATGCCTCCTCTGTTGAGAACGTCGAAGGCACAGCCTAGTCGTGTCTTTAGGTCTATTCCTGCATCGTCGATTGTGTCAATTAGAAGTTTTGCAGCAGATGGGAGACCACCGTTGATTCCATTTTTAGCTTCTTCTACGTTTTCACGTGCTGCACTGTCTAAGACTCTGTTTTGGTATTCTGTTATTTGTGTGGAGAAGTTTGGGTCTTGTTGCCAACGTGCTAGTGTGCCAAGAGATATGTTGAACTCTTCACTGATTTCTTTTGGTGTATAGCCGAAGCAAAACTTCATGGCGATCTGTTTATGTCGGGGTGTTAATGTCATCATGTGTTGTTACCATGTAATATTATCGTAGTTATCTTGTTTGGTTTTTTCTCTTTGAGTTAAGTATAGCGTAAGCCTTTATGCTTGTCAAGTTTTTTCTGTGTTTTTCTTTCGTTTTCGTTGCTTTTAATGCTTATTTCTTTTTTTTTCTTGTTTTTCTTTTTTTCTTTATTTTCAACGATGGCGTGGTGATGGTGGCATTGTGGGATTACTTTGTTTGTGTGCTTAGAGCTTTAGCTCTTTTAGCTCCTTTTGCTCTTTTTGCTCTTTTTGTTGTGTTTACATGCTGTTTTAAAAAGTGAGGTTCATTTAGTTTGCTACCCAAGCTAAATCTTGAATAATAAAAAAGTGCACAATCCTCCGTAATCGTTGATATGAGAGGGTTTGAGAGCTACGCCATTCTGACTTATATATCACTTTATTATAAAGTATATATAATCACTGAAAAGGGGGCAAATTTGATAGATAAAATTATTTTAATATAAACTATCGAATAAAAGAAAAAAGAGGATTAAATTAATAACCCTCTCTTTGTATTGCAGTAAATCAAATTGCAGTAAATCAAATTGCAGTTTAATTTAATTACATTGTAATTATTTTAATTTAATCAAATATTTTTACCATTTAAAATTAAAATTATTTATCTTAAACACTACCCGTTTCTTCTAAAATTGCCCATTGCTCAGGAGTAAATTCTGCCTTTTTAGATAACAATTTTGCTTTGATTGCTTTCTTTTTATTTGCAATTAATTCTTTTTTGGCACGTTCCCTTTTAGGATTACAATTTAAAATCATCAATTCGCCAGCCAATGTTTTATAGGCTTTGTTTTTACCACCGAACTTTTCTTCAATAAGATTATCATAATCAACTGGAATATCAATAAAACCAGTGTCCACTTCAATTTGCCCCTCATCTGAATTAATACAAACTGGTTTGCTATATTTGACACGTTCAATATTGTTTTCTTTGTAAGTCTTTTCAATTCTTAGATTATTTATTTGCATGGCATTAATAAGTTTTTCTGTCATTTTTAAAATTCCTTTATATTAAAATTAATAGTTAAAAAACTTCTAAAATACAATCTAATTGCCCTGCAATTATTAAATTTAATCATAGTATAACCCTTTATTAAGTTATTATTTATCATTATAATTTTTCTGTAATTAGCCAGTAAACTTCAATCAATTTATCATTGATAACATTATCAGAAAAAGTAAGCTCTATAAGCTCTTTTAGCCTATCTTTAATATCTTGTTTTAAATTATCCCTTTTTAATAAAACCTTGCTTTCCTTTTCTTTAATTATTTCCTTCATTCTATCAGTATAAACTATCATTTTATTTTACCCCTTTTTAAATTATTTAAAATATAACTTCTATTTATATTATTTAATCTAAATCAATTTTATTGTCAAGCTTTTTCTTTAAAATGCTAAAAATAATTTTAATCATTAAAAATTAAGAAAATTGTATGCAATAAACATGCCAACAATTTAAAAAAAGAAAAAATAATTGTATGCAATAATCATGCCAAAAGAAAAGATTATAAATACAATAAATACAATAAATACAATAAGTCTATAATTAATAATTTTAATTATGTAGGATTACAATATATGTAGGATACGCATGATACGCCTGATAGCAATGATACGCCTGATGCACGTGATAGCAATGATGGACATCATAACCAAGATACGTGATCACAAAAAATAACCATCATGCATGTAGGTCGCATGGCATACAGGTCGCTTGGTATGCGGCAAATTTTGATTCCATGATCGTAATCAGTTCAGGTCGCTTAGCATGCGGCTGAAACTGAATCATGGATCATAACTCATTCAGGTCGCTTGACATGCAACAAAAATTCAACCATCATGTATGTGGGTCGCTTAGCATGCAGCCAAATCCCAATCATATTTTCACCTGTTGAAATTACAAAAAACTAGAAAACCCCCAAAACCATCAAAAATTAGCCAAAAAACAAGATCCTACGAAAAATCTGTGATGGTAGGTAGGTATTCGCACATAGCACGCTGTCAGGGCAACACAGAAGGAGCAAGCTTCATAACAATGATAATAAGATAACAAAGATAACAAAGATAACAATATTAGAGTTATCCCGCCTTAGCCCGCACCGCAGTAAGCAACCACGCTAAAGTTATCCGCCCTCGGATAACTCAAAGAAGGCGGTAAACCGCCAGACAGTAAGGGCTTCGCCATAGTTATACAGTTATACAGTTATCCCCCCAAGCGGGCAAGCCCGCAATATAGTATAACTACATAATTTAATATATACATAATATATATATTATCATATACTTGCTTACGTGGGGGGATAACTCGGATAACCGCCGCAAAGCGGCGAAACGCTTACAACCACTAAGGGCTTCGCACATCCAAAACACGGATAACTCGGATAACTCTAAGCCAAACGCTTACTCCCAGTAAGCTAAAGGCGGATAACTCGAGGATTAAAATCCTCAGCATCCTACTAAGCAAAGGAAGCAAAGCTTCCTAAGCATCCACCTAATGAAATGCATCGCATTTTCACCAAATGAAATTACGGAACGAAAGCAAGGCAAGATAACAACGGTTATAAAAACCAATATAATAAAACTAACCAAATGGTTAAATTGATTATAAAGGTTAAAGCTCCAAATCGCCCTGATAGTGCTGAGATACGAAAAATAAACTTTTTACTTGACAAAGATAATTAATTTTGATATAATTAAAATATGAAAGAAAAAAATCAACAATTAAAAATCATAAATACAAAGGAAGAGGAGGTGATAAAAATGACAAGTGAAGAAATGATAATGGCACAACTTGAAGGTATCGAACACGACATAACTCAACTATCAAACAAACTACTCTCATTACCAAACAATTTCTACGAAATTATAAAACCAGTATTTCAAGAAGATCAACTAATGAGAACAACACACAATCTTAGAACAATACTATCAATTCACGGTAAATAACAGGGAATCAAAGATTCCCGATAACTTACAAAGTTATATAGCAGAAAGGATTAAATGAATGGAGAAAGAAAAAGACAAGATAATCAAAAAGATAACAAAACTCCTTGAATTGGGCACTTCGCCTAACCAAGCAGAAGCTGAACTCGCCATGAAAAGAGCTGGTGAATTAATGGCAAAACACAGCCTCGCTCAAGATGACATAACACAAAAAACAGAAGCGGTCACCGACATCAGGTTACCTCAATTATTTGATAACAGAAAGACAGCAAAGTGGGAAGTCTACCTCGCAATGGCAATCGCCAAGAACTTTCACTGCAAAGTAATACATAAAGTGAGTAGAGAAGAAGATGAAACAAAAATCCACATCTTTGGAGAAACCCAAGACTTAAAGATAGTATTACATTTCTATTTCTTCCTACACAGTAAATTGCAAGAAGAAGCTAATCAAAAAAGTATAAATTCAAAAAACAGAGGGAGTTTCTATCACGGCATAATAGACATCATTCGGGGGAGGTTATTGACACTCTACAACGAAAGAAAACGGATATTGAATGATAAACACGATGCCATCGTTTACGACAAACAAGCAAAAGTAGATAAATCAGTAAAGAGTATTTATCCTCAACTCTCAAGCGGAAGAGCTCCCAACTACAGAATGGGAGATTCCTTCAAAGCAGGACAAGGTGTTGGTAGGAATATTAACCTATTTCAACCAATTAGAGAGCAAAAAGGAACTAAACAATTGAGCTAAAGCTCAGGGGTGTTTTGCTCCCCGATGGAATAACATCCTAAATTGAAAGGAAAGATTAAAATGAAAGAAAAGGATGAATTGACAGACCCAATATTTGCAGTATTTGAAATAAGCCAAAAGTTCAAATCAGGACATAATTGGTTACAGGATGCCAAAGCTAAAAGGGATAGACTTCAAAAAAAGTTTCCAGCAAAAGTATATAATATCACTACAATTAATGTTCAAGAGTTAAATGTCTTACTAAAGAAGAAAGGCTAAAAATGCAAACAGCAGAAAGACTTAAAATCATTAGTAACTTTACTCCTTCAACAGGGGACTATAAGGATCAAGTATCACAAGCTCTTGATGGCATAAGAAGAAAAAGTCAAGAGTTAGAAAAGTTGCTGGACTTCTTACCACACAAAATTAGTATATCATTACAACCCTTTATCAATCCAATAGAACTTGAAAACAAGGCAAAAGCATTTCAAGACATTATCAAGAAATTGATAAAATGATTAAAAAAAGTTTAAAAAATATTTTACTCCGCCGAAAATCAATCAAGGCTTCTGGGAAGCATAGCTCAAGCTATCAAGCTTCTCAGAAGTCACACAATCAAGCTATGAGAACAACACGAAATCAGGGGAATGAAGTATGTAGCATTCTTGCCAATCAGTGTTCCCCTTCGTTCTATGACGCTTTCGGGCAACTGGTAGCGTTATATAACGGATTACGATTTCGGAGCAAGGGAGCAAGCTCCACGATAACTTCAACTTGAGAGGAGGTGATATTAATTGATGACAAGAAAGATTGGTGAAAGTATCCAAAAGATATTTCAAGAAATACACAAAGCCAAGACATCAGTCATTACTTTAGAGAGCTATCCCTGCGTTCAATCAAAGATAGTTCTACAAAACATAGAAGCAATAGAAACAGCAACTGAAAAGCTTGATACTCTTCTATGTGAGACAACTATAACTAAATGAAAGGAATAAAACAATGCCACAAACAAACGAGCAGAAGGATAAAGAAACATTATTAAACATTATCGAAGCCATCAAGAAAGTAAATGAACTCATAAGAAGTTTAGAGGATAACGACATCTATGAAATGATGAACGCACACTTTCTAGATGGGATGCCAATCTATGAAGCAGAGAAACAACTCAAAAAGCTGTTAGCAAACCAACCAACTAAATAACACTTTAATGAAAGGAATGACAAAATGAATATACAAGAACAAGCAGACAAAGTGGTAGCTGATTTCTTACAAAAACACAAGAAGTCAACCAATGAACAATTCAACGCATACTATGATGAGAAGAACAAAGTCGTAGAAGAACTCATTGAGATGCAACGAACAACAACTGACCGACTTCTACGTAAAAATATAATCAGAACTATGAATAGATTATTCAAGAGCAAGTTTGTTAAGTTCATAGAACAGAATGTAATGAAGCCTCTATTATTTAAGATTGCTAAACAGGGAGTTGAGAAAAGCAAAGAGGTGGGTAAGGAAAAGCAAGAGGGGAGCAACGCAGGGGCAGGAGCATAAAAACAACGAAAGGAGGAAGATGATATGGCAACAAAAATTGTTCCTATAACTCAGTTAAATAAACAACTCATCTACAGAGAATTAATGATATGTGCTTCTTCAGACATAGAATCAAAGCTAAGACTCAGTTCTCTTGGAAATTGGTTAGCAATATTAGATTGTTTCAGTGACTCCGAAACAAACCATATAACATTATGTGTAGAGTATGAAGTAAAAGATGAGGAAGGAGGAAGATAGGATGAAAGAGACACGTGAGTTTATCACAAATATGTTGGGTTTTACAGTTATTTTTGTTTTGATATATGGGGGTCAACAATACTACTTTAATACAGAGTTTGCTAACAGTCTTACCAGTTTCTTTGGTGGTATAATGTATTACAAAAGGAGGAAGATAAAATGCGTGATAAAAGGTTTTATCCAAAACGGAAAGAAAACTTCTTTCAAAGTAGGTTGTTTGTTGTTTTGATTTTTGCTTTGTTGATTGCTGTCTGGGCAGGATTTGTTGTCTTAGATATGACTTCAAGGCATTATGATATCTCATGGAAAGAGGTTTTAACTATAATCTTTAATGTGGAGAGGATTTAATGGAAAGAATGAAATTAGTTCTTAAATATACTATAAAATTATTGATATTTACTGCTATCTATAGTGCAGTATATGGAACTCAACAACACTTCTTCGACTCAGCGTTTGCTAACAGCTTGACAAGTTTCTTTGCTGGTATGATATATTTCAAATTATTTGTTTCGAAAGAAAAGAAGTATAAAGAGATGTATAAAAACGAATATGAAAGATGTTAAATGAAAGGGGATAATGTGGAATCATTAGCTTTAGAAGATTGGTTGAAAGCAAAAACTTCAGCCATCTTAGATACAGTCGTAGATTTCATAGCTGCAAATCCTACTGTGTGCATTGTTTTTTAAATCTTGGTTAGTTACAAGAAAAGCAAAAAGATTCATAGATAGTTTTAGAATGTAAAAGGAAAGGGATTATGTTTAGTAGAATAAAAAAAGGAAGAGACAACATAATTAGAAAGGAGAACATTATGAAATAGTGATTAAACCCACTTAGGAAGGTTGCTGATGGACTCTACTGGGGATTCGCCACTCCAACCATCAGCTTCTTTTCTTCAACACATTCGATAATAAGTGTGTCGAAGAGAGGAAGGAAGGTGATGTTATGGAACTTATATTATTGAGTTATATTGCTGTAATGGTAACTATAATTATGATTAGACTATAAGGAGGTAATAAAAAGATGACAACAAAGGAAGCCAACATAAAAATTCTGCAGATGATAGCAAAAGATATGGAAAATGATGCAGAAGAATTAGATGGGAAACCTTTCAACGGAAAAGTCGTTGCTGGAGCATTTGGAAAACAAGGAGCAGCCATAGCAGCATTGGCTAATATTATGGAAGCTACTTTGAAGGAGAAAACAGATGAAAAGAAATAAAGAGTTGTGAAAATCAATAGAAAAAAAGGGGGTAATTTAGATGGAAAAACAAACAGGATTTATAGTAGATAAGTTAGAAAACATGTTAGATGTAGGAACTTTCGAAATGTTCGAACATTACACAAATTGGTATGGTGCAGCAGGGTTTGGTTGGGCAATGGTAGGTGTTGTAATCATAATTTGTGGGTTCTTTACTGCAAATTATCTCAAAAAGGAGGGTGATAGTATTGAGGCTCTTATCTGTATGCTTTTTGGAGTTATATTGGGAAGTATTATTATTGCAGCAAACATTCCAATGATAGTTTCTCCTGAAGCAGACGCAATTTCAAGATTAATAATGGATTTAAGGAGATAAGATGAAAAGAAATAAAGTATATTTGTTAACTTCATTGGCTATCGCTTTTACAAAATGCAAAGACACATTTGCTGACTTTGATCATGTAATAAGAGACATCAAGAACAAGCAAATCAAAAGAAACAGGTTTGCAGATAGGAAGAATAACTTTAAATCAGGATGGAAAGGAAGATAATAAAATGATAACAAAAGAACAAGCAAAAATGATTCTTAAAATGACAGACAGAGCAGATGTAATAATTAATAGTAGCAAAGACAGAATTGTTGAAGCTAAAAAGATTACGAGAGCTTTCGACGCAGTATCTCATGCTACAAAAGAATTAGTGAAAGCATCACTAAACTGCACAGCTGATATAAATATTATCGAGAACATGGCAGGGCTTAACGAAGGATTAAAAATATTAGAAGAGAGGAAATAATAAAACGAAAGGAAAATAACCTATGAGATGTATAATGTTTCATGATTGGAGTAAATGGGAGGAAGTAAGTATGGAAATGCAGAGTGTTTACGAAGATTCCAGAGTAACCCTGAAACCTACTAAATTCATTGTAAGAATCCAGCGAAGAGAATGTAAACATTGTGGAAGAATACAAGAAAGTAAACTTGGAGGAACTGATTAGGAGGATAAGATGCCAGAAAACAAAGAGTTGTGGGAAGGGGTTGAAGTAAGAATCATTGGGGATGCAATTCAACTTTCAATAAAGAAACAAGAGTTGTTTATGAGAATTGAATGGTTTAAAGATTCTGCTCCAAAAGGAAAGGCTGAAGCTCTGAGAGATAGAGTTAGACGCATCTTTAGCGAACTTAAACAAGAACCACAAATTACTGAATGAAAGGAGGATAAAATGCCAATAGCCATACACTACAAGCAAAACGAAATCATAATTAAGTTTAATCGAGATAACAAGACAATGTATTACGAGATAATATGGGTCGATCCTATCGGATGTAAAGGTTTCGTAAACCAAGAAGACTTAATAATACATGCACAAGAAACTATTGATTACTTAATAGAAAGGAAGAAAAAATAAAATGAAAATAAGAAGCTATAAACAACTTAAAGACTTCTTTGCAAATAGGGGTTGGAAAGAAAATGCTGAAAATATGTCATTCAAGAAAGGTGATGCTGAGATATCTTTCAGAATATCTGTCTTTGTCGGTTACAAAGGTAGTAAATTTCCATTAATTGTAGCAAAAGCAGTAGATGAAGAAATGTTAGAAGACGTAATACAAGCGTCTGATAAAGCAATACAAGATGTAGAAAGAGTAAAAAACGCACAAAATAACTAAATGAAAGGGGGATATCCCAAAATGATATACCAATATGATGAAGTATGGGGGACAAAGATAATGAATACAACCCCCCATACAATAACATTTATGCATGAGGACAAAACAAATGATGTTATTCCTTGTGGAAAGATACTAAATGCACATATAATGTTTACTACAGACACGATGTCGGGTGGTATAGAGATAGTCAAACAGCAGTGGTTACCAACTCCTGATGGTCTTAGATTTCTTCAAGAAACTTCCCCAGATATAATAGTTATAGGTTCAGTTATTGCAGCTCAAGCATATCCAGGCATGGTAAAGATGTTAGTTCCATACTACGGATACGAAAGAGCTCCTCATGGATTGAAGAGAATGAGACCTGACAAGTTTGCAATTTATTGAAAGGAGAAAAACAATGGATGAAATAAGAACTCTCAAAGCAAGAAAGAATGAAATTGAAGGGCTTGAAAAAGCAGTTAAACAATATACTGAACTTTTTATTTTGATATGCAAAATAGAGTGTGACATGTGTGATATTAATGAGAAATGTGATAATTGCTGTATAAAGAACGAAAAAGATCCCCCTGAATATAACTGTTGCACAGAATATCACAACTATACAAATGCCGAAGTTGAATTTATAAAACAAGTTAGAGTGATTATAGATACAGCTCAAAAAGCAATAAACAACTATAAAAGACGATATCCTATAAGGAGTAAAAACAAATGAAAAACTTCCTTATCTGCACATTGGGTTCTGCTCTACTGATGTGGATATGGATATTGTGGTTCATGAGTATGTCTTTTCGACCAGAAATTGAACCTGAATGGAAAGGAACTAAAGATTACTATGAAACAATCAGACTACATAGGAAACACGGTGTGCTTTCGAGTGTTCAGTCACGTAAAGGATGGTTTTTTGAAAACAAACGATTACAAGTATGCAAGCTAAAGTAAGATGCTTGTATTTTCAACGAATGAAAATATAAAATGAAAGGAGGAAAGATGAAAACAATAAGAAAAATACTTTGTTCTATCGTTGGTCATTCATATTATTCTGTTGTTTTAAATAATTTTGATATAAAGGGAAGTTCCTTTTTTGGAACTTATCACTGTCAAAGATGTGGGCATGAGAAAGCTTGGCAGTATGACAGATAGATCCTATTGGGTATTATTTAAACCGTTAAAATAATGAAGGAGGTAAGAAGATTATGAAAGTGGCAATTAATGCTTGTTATGGGGGATTCAACTTATCAAATGAGGCAATAAAACGATACGCTGAAATTAAAGGGATAGAGATATACTTTATCACACCAAGACACCCACATGATTACAGTTGTAAAGAGTATCTCTACTATGAAGATGTAATAAATGCATCATCTTTCAATGTTTTCACAGTAACAAAGCCATTAAAGGATGGAATATATGACAGAGACAGCTGGTTCACAGACAGAGACATACCACGAGATGATCCTGCGTTAATTCAAGTAGTAGAAGAACTTAAAGAAAGTGCTAATGGAAGTTGTGCAGAACTATGCATTATCGAGATACCAGACGGCACAGATTGGCAAATAGAAGAATATGATGGCTTCGAGCACATTGCTGAGAAACATCAAACTTGGGGATCTTAGGAGGTGATATAAATGACCCTTGAACTTATATTGCTATGTTTTACATGTGTCGGTATCTTTGTAACACTCTATCACGTTGTAATAACAAGACTTCATGTTCAACGGATAGGAAAATTAATTATGAAATGGAGAAGGGAGGATAGAGAAAGTGAAAATAATACGAACACCATACATTAAACCAACAAGATTAAAGCACGACAGTGGATATAGATGTTTTGAGATTGGTTACTGTGATTTAGACCAAAAAACAAAGAGAGCTGTAAACATTGAAGTTCTTGGAACATGCACAGACCACGTTTGGTTACAGAATGCGTTGGAACACATCAAGGACTTGAACCTCGACCTAACAACAAACGGATACATAAGAATTTATGGTCTTAATCCAAATATCATTTTTAAATGGGAATATGAAATACCTTTATCAACAATGAGAATAAAACAAATAGAGGAGGTGAAAAAATAATGTCTAATACATCGAGATCGTCAAGTAATGGTATAGGTTTTGTCGGGTTATTGACAATAGTATTTATTGTTTTAAAGATAACAAAGTATATTGATTGGTCGTGGTGGTGGGTTGTATCACCTATCTGGATTAGTTTCAGTATAGCAATTTCAGTAGTGGTCTTAATTTTTGTGGGGGCTGTTCTATATGAGATGAACTTCTTTACATGGTTGGGAGACAAAGTAGTTAACATTTTTAGCAAGAAGGAGAAATAAAAGAGATGAAAAAGGAAAGGTTCGAGATAACACGAATTGATCCAGATGACAGCCACTTTCGATATCAAGGTAAAGCTATCGGGTCGATTGTAGAACCTTGTGGTGAAATTGAACATCTTGGTGGTGGTTGGTATTCAGGATCATTTAAAGTATTAAAGAAATCTGGAAGTGAGTTAGCAGGAAAAAGACTCTTTTATAGAATCAAACTTAAAAAGGTGAGAACAGTTCTTACCGAAAGGAGAGATAAACGATGACTGGAGAAAGATTAAAAATTCCAATAAGTCACAAACAACAAATCTTAGATAGATTTAACCCAAACAACTCATACTTTGACGATGGAACATACACAATAAATATTCCTTGCAGTTTATGCAAAATATTCAGGGTTAGAGATGTCAAACCATCTCAAAGATGTGGAAAATGTCCTTTTGAAAAGTTCAGAAAGAAGGATTCTCCAGAGGGGTGTATGGAATGGTTTCAAAACAGAATAAAGAAAAGGTTTATATGCACAGTAACTACTATATGGTGGACTCAAAAAGACGATAGTATCGTAGAGAAACAACTCAGATTACTCAGTCAGCATTTCCAAGAAGATGTTGACTGGATCGAAGAAGAAAAGAACGATTTTTATGTAAGGTGTTGGATAGGATGCGAACCTGAAGAACGAATCCTAATGACATTGAAAGAAGCTGAAGCCGAAGTAACACAGCTTGAAGTAATGCATACAGATAATATCTATGACGTAGAATGTATAGATGAGAATTGGGACGGAAGAAAATAACTATTAACAATTTAAATGAGAGGTGCACAAAATGAAAATAGAAAGAAGAGTTACAACCATTTATTTAACGAAAGAACAGCTTGAATTAATTCCACAAGAGACATCAAAAAGACACATACTAATCGTAAATGACCCACAAGGAAAGAAAGAAGACATTACAGTTTCGACAGGTGCAAAAGACATAGTCCTCAGAATACTAAAACTGTTAGGAAAAGCAATAGAAATTCACTACAACTGGAGAGAAGAGGTTAGCAGTCCATCCTACATTCAACCAGACAAAGGTTGGTTAGCATCTTACTCAACACCTCCAAAAATCAGCATAGAAACTTATGGAGACTCCGAAAATTCAGAAATGAATCACCAACAAGAATGCCAAGATGTCTTAGATTGGCTTGAAAAGCACAAGATATTCGTAGAAGGAGACAAATGCAAATGTTCAATGCACTACTCTAATGGAGAGTGCTAACAACTAACAGATTGGGGAGAGACCATCCTCCCCAATCACAAGCAGGAGGTCAAAATGTGTTTATCGAGTATCGAACATTTCCAGAAATCTTTTAAAGAAGGGTATATGGTCAGACGTATTTTTAATTTTGATGGTTTATTATGCATAAAATCACTTTATCAAGGAACAGGTAAAAATATGCCAATAAGAAAGTGGTTGGATGAAATAGATTTTAGGAAAAATTCCAATACAACGAAAGACCTTATGATTAACTCTATTAAAGGTAATCCATACAGAGCTGGTTGGCATGTCTTCCAAAACTTAGAAGATGCAAAGGCTTATAGAATAAACCAATGCATCAAAGCAGAAAGTAGAATCTTTAAAGTAAGATGTCGAAACAGCTTCGTAAGAGGGATTCAATCAATAAGGAAAAAGAAAACAATACACAGTGCACCTGTCGGGGTCTTCAAAGAAGTCTTTTTATATAAACATCCAATAAAAGAGGAGGAAATAGAATGTGTTTAGATCATTTAAAAGCTTCAATGAAAACTTTTTCTATTGGATATGTTGTTAAACGAATACTAAAGAACGGCAGAAAGCATGAGATTGTATCCATTTATCAGGGATCAAAAAAAACCAATGCCAACACAACAGTGGATAAATGAAAAAGACTTCAGATTAAAGGAGGAATTTGATACAGCTTGTTCGGAAGAAGGTAAATACCAAGTCGGTTGGCATATCTTTGAACATTTAAAAGATGCTATATCATATAGAAAACTTATAGGTGAACATAACAGCGTTAGAAAAATATTTAAAGTGAAATGCAGAAAAAGTATTGTAAGAGGAACTCAAAGATTGGCAGAACGCAATAGAGTCCGACATATAAAAGTCGGTGTATTCGAAGAGATGTATATATACAAACAACCAATAAAATGGGAGGATAAATAATGTGTTTACAAGAGTTAGATAAAAGTTTGCATATATTCAAGACAGGTTATGTTGTTAGAAATATTTACAAAAATGAACATGGAAAAGAAGAACTTTGCTCACTCTATCAGGGCAATGGAGACAGACATCTAACAAGAACGTGGTTAGATGAAAAGGAGTTCAGATCGAGTCGGCAACACAAGGATGAACTCTTTGAAATATTCACCCTCTTTGGAAACTACTACGCTGGATGGCATGTTTTCAGATATAAAGAAGATGCAAATGCCTTTAGATCTCAGTCAGGTTTTCAACACACCGCAAAAATCTTCAAGGTCATGTGCAAGTTACATCGTGCTATGGGATACCAAAGAATAAGAGAAAAGTATTGTCACGAAGCAATCGCACACGCTGGTCGAGCAATAACAGGAGTATTCAAATACATCTTTATTTACAAAACACCACTTAATTGAAAGGAGAACAAAATGAAATTAACAGCAGAAAATGTAATCAAAACATTTAACTTTTGTTTGTTTAAAGAAAAAGAGAACACCAATAATGTAGTGAAGGTTGATGGAATAATGCACAAGTTTGGATTTCATCCCGAAAGATTGAAAGCAAGTAGAAACCATATTGAGAGTATGTTGGTTGAATTACCAGATGCTTTTCATAAAGATAAAGGTGGTGGGTGGTCATTTCTTAATGCATGTGAAAACAATAAAGGAGAGCAGTGGGGAGAACACACACATATAGAACAGTTGTTTTGCTTGGGAATTGGCATCGGAAAAGCCAAGTTTCAAATGGATCGAAAGATGTGGAAGATGTTTCCTGGTGGTATGCCTTATGTAGTAATCTTATAAGAAAGGGAAAAGAAATGATAGAAACAAAACAATGTTTAGGATGTAAGAAAGTTTTCGAAGTTGAAGAGGAAAAGATTGGTTGTTATACAGTCATAGCAATTCTATGTCCAAGCTGTGCAGAAGAATACTCGAAGAGAGAAATAGAAAACTTCAATCAATGGAGAAGGGAGGTAACATCATAATGATAAACGGTATAATATTTTTAGATGCAGGTCACGGAGGTGGTGACCACGGAGCTTCATCTCGTAAGCTAATGGAAAAGGATGTAAACTTAACACTATGTGGAAAACTACACGATGAATTTTTAGACAACGACTTTCTACCAGTAATGACAAGAGCAACAGATCATAGAGTAAATTTAAAAGAGAGGTGTGCTTATCCAAACGGAATCTATAAATCATTTACGGATGAAATGAAAGACCTTTCGATATTCGTAAGCATCCATTGTAATGCCGACCCAGACGAAGATGAGATAGGCATGCCTGAGGCTTTCGGGAAAGAGATTTGGTATTACAAAGCGGGTTTAGACTTAGCATACTATCTCAAAAATCACGCAGAAAAGATTTTTCCAGATGAGAGGTTCAGAGGAACAAAGAAAACAGACGAACTCTATGTGCTGTGGCACACACTAATGCCAGCAATACTTATCGAAGTCGGATTTATAGATCGTGTCGAGATGAATGAGAAGCTTCGTAAGAACCTCTACTTAACAAGACTCACAAAATGGGTTGTTGCAGGGGTTACAGAGTATCTTATTGATGTAAAAAACAGTTTAATGAAGGAGGAGTAAAATGTTTGCACCACATATAAAACAAGCAATATCAGAAGCAGTTCAAGATGTATTGAAAAGAATAGAAGATCCAGAATTGCCAAAGGGGGAGATTCAATTCATACTTCATGTCGATGGGGATAATTTTTGCTCTTGGGCTAACATTAAAAACAATAATGCAATCGACACTGTTATTCCTGTCGAACTTGTTGGGAATCTAACATCAAATAAAGGGAGATAAGATAATGGACAGAGAAAATAGAACAATGCTTGGAAATGTAAAACTTACTGTCGACGTAGTGGGTCAATCCAACCAGAGCTATGAAGGAATCGGAAGAATCAGCTTAAAAATTGTGGAGAACCCATTTATTGTCAACAATATAACAGTTTATATAGAGCTTGGGAAGGATACATTTGGACATATACATCCAACCTGTATTTGATGCTGCCACCCGTTCTGGTTAGCTCCCCATCACTGTGCTTTCGCTATCACGTGGTTTTTCCCCGATGGGTGTTGCTTTCCCCCTGCTCCCTGCTGTTTCTTTTTGTTACTGCTGTTTTTTTGAAAGGAGGTGAAGATATTGGTAAGAGTAAATGTTATAATGTGTTCTAGATGTAATTGTATTTTGGCTTCTGGAAAAGATGCAATCGATGAAACTGCTTATTATGGATACATTTGTTTAGAATGTGGATTTAAATCTCATGGTCATAAATGTATTTTAATTCAAGAAGAGGAGGTGGTGAAAATGAGTAAAATAATTATCGAGGTGAGGGGTTCAGAAGAATCAAAGAAGCAAGCTCTTCAAGGACTTTTAGAGGATGCTAGTAGTGCTGATCTTAGAGATGTAGTAAGAAGTCTACCAACTCATAAGTTAGTAGCATTGGCTCAGTATGTTCATGGGGCTATCTATAGAACTTTGGGTCATGGTAAATAAACTTTAAAGGAGGAAAATAAAATGGAAAATGGTAATAATGAAGTTATTAAGATGTTGGAAGAAAAGAAAAAATACTATTTACAACAAATGAAGAGTTTGAATTTGGCAATTAAAGGAATAAGAGATGCAGAAAAAACTAAGAAGAAAGATGATCTAGTAGAAGATACAATTCAATGGTCGAAAGAAATTGAGAAGTTGTTTTCTGGTGCTAATTCTCTTTCGTTTGAGAATGTGCGTCAAGGGCTTTATGTGGCTATCGGAGATAAAGCAATGCATTCAGCAAATAGAAATGCTATAAAAAGAACATTAGTTAGGAAGCTTGGGAAGACTCTTCTTTTAACAGATGATGGTAGATATAGGAGGATGTAAATATGATAGTAAGAATAGTGCTTGTTGGGACAAAAAAGGAAAACGATCTTGATAAAGATGAGTTTGAGTCTGCTATAGATTTTGAGATTGACTTGAGAGGAAGAAAAAGAAGGCTTCCAAAAATTCCTCATGAGGCTTTGGTTTCCATGTTGGTTGAAACTTTAGGAACTGATAAACATGTAGAAATTTTTACAGCTGAAAAGAATGATAAACTTCCAAGTGCTGTAGAATGGGTAAAAGCAGAGGAAGACCTTAGAAAAGCTGCAGAAGCCATGTTAGCTGTAATAAAGAGGGGTGTTTGATATGAAGAAAATAAAGTTGACTATTGAACTTGTTCCTGCTACTTCATGGTTTTCTAATGTTCGATCAGAAGTTTCAAAGGAAGATTGGGATGTGTTGAGAAGAGAGGCATATAAGAAGACTAATTATCTGTGTGCTATATGTGGTGGTGTTGGACGAAAACACCCTGTCGAGTGTCATGAAGTTTGGGAATATGATGAAGTTGCACGTATTCAAAAACTTGTCGGATTGACAGCTCTTTGCCCTGCTTGCCATGAAGTTAAGCATATAGGTTATTGTGAATTTAAAGGTCGCATTGAGTATGCAAGAAAACACATTTGCAAGGTTAATGATTGGTCAGAAAGAACAGCAGAAGACTATATAGAAGAACAAGTGTTGATATGGAGGGAAAGAAGTTGGTATCATTGGGAACTTGATTTGACTTTTCTATTGAAGAAAGGAATTAAATATACGAAGATGGAAAGCACGTAATTTCAACGATTGAAAATGCGGGAAGGGGGTGGTATAATGTATATAGACTTTCCTTTTTACATTGATGATAGCGAGGCAGATGTGGTATTAGTGAAAGATGGTGTTGGAAAGTCGTGGTGGTTTGAACTTAAAACAAAGGAGGTCTTGGCTATCGATTATATGACATCTGGATCACCAGAACTAGAAATTTATCTTTT